TCAACAGATATCTTTAATGATTTTCCCTTTTCTCCATCTAAAGAACCAATTTCAAACTGTGTGCCTCTCATTATCCCATTTGGATATGTATCTACCAACGCTTGAAGTTGTACTGATTTTGGAACTTTTTCACTAATATCGTCTGCTAGATTTTTTGATTTTGTATTACCAATTCTAAGTACGCCCATTGTTTTCCACCCACGTTTATATTTTTACTTTATTGCTCCCAGCAAGAATTCTGAAAATCACAGAACCTGCACAAAAAGAAATCTTTACTTTGTGCGATGCGTGGCAGAGTGTCACCTGATTTAATAGCAGTCAAGATATTTACTGCTTTGTCACTTGCGGATTGAGCGAGATGTTTATCAAATGGAACCAATTCATAATAAATCTCGCTCGTGTTTTTATTAACAACCGTAAACAAACATGGGTTGTCCTCTAGTTCCATATACGCCTGGTATAAAGCTATTTGAGTTGCATAAACCTTGTTAGCCTTTGCAACGCCAACCTTAACAAACTCTTTAAACTTTCTGTCGTTTGCTGATTTGTTTTCCCATAAGAACGGATAGCTCATAGATACCGGACCATCGCAGATAACGCCATCTATATGACCTTTTATCTGATCATCAGCTATTGAAAAACCAAACTGCTTACCGTTTGTATCTTCTGTTCTTAAATCAAACTTTGCATCTCTTAACCACTTTGCAGCGTAATCCTCAATCTCATGTCCAAACTGAAATATACGCAGTGTTCTTGCACTAAACTCTTTTTCTTTGTCAGACGGATAGCCCATAAACCTGTATTGAATTTTTCTCGAACACTCTTCGCCTATAGAAGAAGCACCTATATATTTTCTTTTTGGCTTCTTACTATTAAAGTCAACTATCGCTTCATCAACTGCAAATTCAATGTGATCAGTAATATTCTTAAAAGGGGATACTGGTTGTTGCGGTGACGCCAGTTGACTCATAGTAGGTGTCTTCGAGTTTTCCAATATTTATCTCCTCTTCTATTTTTTCAGCGTTTTGCAAACCAAAAATTAATGCCTGAACTTGTTGCTCTGTTAAATCACATAATCTTTTTTCCCATCCAATGGCTTTAAAGATTAGTGTGACCTCTTCCATAGGTTTTCTTGAATCTGGATACATATCTCTCCCTCAATGTATTTTTTTATTTTCAGAATCATGGCTATACAAATCCATAACTCTTTTTATTTTACTCTTATCAACCTCATGGTTTTCAAAAAGTAGGTTCATTACTTTGTCTGGTTTCATTCTTATGTAGGCTATACCAAACAAAACTACTTGATCTAAAGAAATTAAATTATCTGTATGATCATCTATGATTTCAGTGGCTGTCTTATGCACTTGCACGTCATCACTGGGGTTATCAGCCCAACAAATCATATCATATTCTTCTGTGCTAACCTCCCCAACTTTGTTCTCCAACGCAAGTAATATAGACATTTCAAATCTTGGCATTACTCTTCCTTCGTTGCCATTTCCCCACCTAAACTTGCATAGCCTATCTTATCTATCCAAGAGTCTCTGTGATCCATAGTTTCTAATAATCTACAGGTCTTTGTCCAATCCATCATCAACGTAATATGCGCTGGTGTCAAATCACCCTGATTTTTCATTGCTGCTTGAGCGATAATATTCCAACCACTAGCGATGCGCTCATGGTTAATCTTTGCGTCACCATATACTTCAGCTCTATCACCATTAACTAATTCTTTAGCTGAATTAATTAAATCATTTCTATTCATAATTAATCTCCTCCACCATTCTATCAATGTCATTTTTGTTCCAAAGATAACTTAACCAACAAGCAGCCTTATACTTATCCCAGGAGAAATCCATTGGGCTAACAGTAACGCCATTTGATTTTAAATGTTGCAACTGTAAAGCAGATGGATTTTGTGAAAGCCACCTTTTTGTTTTGTTAGCTGCATTACCATCTTCGATCTCTCGAAGAAAATCATCCGCTGCAGATGTCGCTTGAACACGAGCGCCAATGGAAACTGCTCTCAACTTACCATGCTTAGACTTAACAATGGCTACTGAGGTATCATCTATTGTTGCGACAATACCAAAACCTTGAAAGCCTGTAGCCATCATACAAGAACCATTTCCAAAGATGTCCAGCCACCTAAACGGAGATAGCTGCATGAGATCGTATTCTGTTAATGAGAAGTCAGATAGCTCAGACTTGGCAATGCCCTCAAAACCATGACCACAGTTAGGACATACTCTTGAGTTGGCTGGAATAATAAAATCGCACTCTGGACACTGCTTATCTATACCAACTGCATTAGGGTTTTCTGGAGCGCCATCTAAGTTTACATTCTCATCCAAAGCGCCATGCGTTAAAATACTGGTGCCAAAGTCTAAAACAATGCAATCCTTTTTAATTAGTCCGGGATGTACCTCTTGGTCAATGATACGCAGACCTCGACCAATCATCTGCACCATTGTGGATTTGTATGAGCATGGTCTTGTAAGCACAATGCACGAAACAGGTGGAGCGTCAAAGCCTTCAGTTAAAACAGCTACGTTGATGACAACTTGAACATGACCAAACTCTAAACTGTGCAAAATATCCGCACGTTCATCAGATGGCGTTTCTCCAGTTACAATTTCTGCATTAATATCATTAGCAATAAACTCATCAAGCAAATCATTTGCATGGCGAATAGTAGAACAAAATACAACGGTCTTCCTATCTGAAGCCTTTTCTAACCATTCTTTAACAACACGCTCATTAATAATGGTGCGGTTCATAATCGCTTCAACTTGTTCCATGTCAAAATCATTAGCAAGTCGCCTGACTTCTCCTAACTGGCTCTGCACACCAACGTCAATAACGTAGGCAACTGGCTTAACTAAAAACCCTTCACGAATTAATGTAGTTAATTCAATCTGATGTGAGCAGTTGTTAAAGACACTTTTTAACCCTTTCCTATCTCCACGGTTAGGAGTGGCTGTAAAGCCCACAATTTCAGCGTTTTCGTTGTCTTCTCGAACTGCATCAATTATCTTTTGGTATGTTCTTGCTGCAACATGGTGGCTCTCGTCTATGACAACCATATCAAATTTAGGTCGGTTTCGTAAGTTAGCATCCCTTGACATGGTTTGAACCATAGAAAAGACTGCATCACCTTCCCAGTGTTTTATCGTACCATTAACAATACTGGTGGTAATGTATGGATTTACTTTATTAAATTTAATGCTGTTTTGTTCTACCAGCTCATCTCTATGCTGTAGAACCAGGACACGCTTTCCTTCTTTATGCCTCTTACCAATCAAGGCAGACATCATAATAGTTTTTCCAGCCCCTGTGGGCGCTACTACGATTGTGTTGCTGTGTTTGTCTAAGGCTGTTGACGCATCTGACACAGCGACCTCTTGATAGGGTCTTAATAACATTTGATTTCCTTACGCTACTAGAAAGTTGGGGGGTTAGCGGCTCACGGCCCCCCGTTCCGTGTTTCTAGCAGACAACCAAGAGTCCTGCCGCTAGATTATTTATTTGCCCAACTAGGCACAGGCCCATTCGATGTGGGTTGTGTCTGAGCCTGTGCCTGTGGCTGATGCGTTGGTTGTTGCACCTGCTGAGTAGCGTAATTACCTGAAGGAATGAACTCTTTTTGGTTTGGTGTCAATGCTACCATGAGCTTGTTTTGATCATCATAACCATTTGTTCCCTTCTTAATACCTACCTTGGCACAAATCTCCATGCCAGTCAAAGCGTCTACGCCAGAGATCTGACGACGAGACTGAGCTTCTGGAGACATATCTGCTGGGTCTAAACTATTTGCACTCTCAATAATTGAACGCAAAGTACGCAAACCAATCTCTTTAGCTAACGGAATACCACTTTGACCCATCTTATCGCCATCAACAAAGATCCTATCCCAGAACTTACGACGATCAAACTGACCACCAATAATAGTAAACTCTAGTTCCATCCACTTTGCAGATGATGATTGAGATGCTTTAAACCACTGACCGTTTCCAAACTCAGGGATTGATGTTTCACCCATCTTCACTAAGATAGTTGCTCTCGCTACTGTGCCAAGTGGACTTAAAGTTCTT